TCGATCCATCCCTCCGACCACAAAGCATCGAAGTCTCGGAAACCAGGTTGATGCCTGATTAACCAAGTGACATATTCACACATGTCATAGGAATCAGCCATTGCCTCATCCAGGATTCGTGTTTTGGGCCTTTCCTGCCAGATAACGCGCTTGTAGACTAAAGTCTGAAGCGGTCGGCTCAACTTCTTTTCCAAATTGAAGTTGGTCGGAACTGGTGAAGCGAGTGTTTGACACTCGCCAGAAAAGGACGAGAAGATTGTGCTCTGTGCTCTGACATTCGTTTTGTTCCCAAGCCGAATCATCTTGTTAAAGATGAGCGACAGAAGAAAAGATCGAGTGTCATGCAAACCTCGTGCGAACAACTCGTTCGCAAAGGCAACAGATGACGCAATCTCATCGTAGTCAGTGTAGCGGCCCTTGATACCCGACCTAAAGGTTTGAAACCGACAAGGTTGGATGTCGTTGCCGCGCCAAGCCTCTGTACCACAAGCTTCCCTGAAATCGCCTTCCCAAAATGACTTATCCGAATTAACGGAAAAACCCAAATTGGCGAGGATACTCAGGAGAGCTGGTACGGCGTACTGTGGCAAAATGATGTCATCTCCGAACACGCGAACCTGTGTCACCTTGTGATACGGTTTGCGTGTCCGGCGCACAGCAACCTCGGCTGCGAGGCAAAAGACGATACACTCGACTGGAAAACAACAAGCACTGCCCATAGGGGCAAACTTGTTGAGTTTCACAGTTGTGTCACCACACAATGTGTGGGTTGATCTTGTGCCTAGGAGCCATCGCGCCAACTCGGTATTACCGAATAGGTCGCGAACAAGTTGAAGTGTGACAGAATCTGAAGCTGCTGAGAGATCGATGGTCGCAAGTGTCCCGTCAACCGACCCCTTACGGGCGAGGTCGCGAGAAAACTGTTGATCATGTAGGTTGATACGAGATGACCACCACCTATCGGCGGTGAACATCCGATCAATCGCACCTAGTAGTCCTTGTTGAGCATATTGAAGCTCAATAGGTTCCGCTGAGATGCCTCGAAGCTTCTTCCAGGTCTTAGGTACACAGACGTACCGCGAGGTACGAGTTGACTTTTCTTCCGTTATCAAGGGAAGATAGTCTATCTGTCGTCCAAGGCCTGCGTGGGCAAGGAGGAAGCCAATTCGCGCGTCGCTGCAAGCGTGGGTATGTTTATCATACCAACACTTGACAGTTGAATTCGCGACGGCTCCCGGTCCGTGACCAGGCACAAGTGGAGAAAGCGTGAACTTGTCTAAGTGAGACATCAACAGAGCCTTCATATCGAAGACATCACGTTGATATCCGACATGACAAGATCGCAGCGGGACAATGTGGGCTAATTCTTTCTCGAATGAGAAGAATCCCTGCGCTGCCTCGTCTCGTAGATCCGGTCTATCAACGGTCAACTTCTTTAAGAAGCAGGACACTTGACGGACCATACGGATCCCTTGTACCTCGTCCTCTCCATCAGAGCGAAAAGCGCCCTGAAAGAGAACTAGTAGGCACCCCTTAAGGGGGGCCAACCAATTCGCTACACCCAATGCTTTCACTCCGGCTAGGAGCAGATGGGCTTTAAACCCATCTGGATGACTGATGCACTCTAAGAGCACGTCAGAAATCTGATCTAGGAATGTGAGGAAGGCCGTAAGGTCCCCCTCCTGCTCATTCCAGCCAGCAATCGCATGAGAAATCACGCGACCCTGATTGGAAAGAGCCTTCTCC